CTATAGAGTAAGAGGCGCGCGGCAAACGTTCGCCACAACGCTCGGTCACCTTTTCAGCATAGCGATACAGGTCTTCGCGATTGTCAAATGCTAGCACATGGCGCACGCCGCGGCCGTGTATGTAGGTGGCAATGTAAATCATGTTTCAGTTTTCCTTTTCCGTGTTTCAGTTTCGATTGACTGGCAATCGGAAAGAGGGCGCATCGCTGCGCCCCTAATCGAATTGTCAGGCTGCGAGAATCGCGTCGCGCATTTCCTCTTGCGAATTGCGGATAACAGGCTTGCCAGCTGCGAAAAGCCTGCGCGCCTTTTCCTGCTTCTCTTTATCCGTAATTACATAAACGCGCATGAAAACCGGCTGCGTTTCAAACGTGCGGCTATCGCCTGGCAGCTTGTATTCTTTGACTATTCCTTTTTCTGTTTTCGCAGCCTTGGCAATGCGAAAAGCGCCTTCCATTGTATCAATGCCGATAACGATAGCATCGCCTCTTTTTGCCTTGCTCATTTCAATTTACCCCTATTGCGATTGCGTAAATGCCAGCCAAAAACAGAGCCAGCGCGACGATTTCCAGAATTGTTTCAATGGTGAAGCGGATCATACGACAAACCCTGATTTGTCTTTTTTGGCACGATTGCCTTTGGGTGAAAGCGCAACGACTACCCCGCGCGGATCAAGGTGTCGTAAATCGTGCACATCACCATCTATGACGGGGAAACCGTGCCACGTTTCAGGCTTATTGCGAAATACTACTGCGACATTTCCGCCTGCGTTTAATACTTTCAGGCAATCGGACAAATTTGTTTCAGAATGCGAAAAAGTAAGGCAATAATTCGCAGGAAATTTCCCCGCAGCATGTGCCAGCGCGCGCTTCACTGATTTTGTGTAATCCGTGAATTGGATATCGGGGAAGCGCTCGATTATGGTCATGCCTTCGCCGTCTTTAATTGCCTCAAAGGCGAGATCGGTTGATCCGTTCGGGCGTACGCAAAGCTTTACGCCCGCGCGCTGTGCTTTACGGATTTCCGCTTTGATTGCGCGGATCATGTCGCGAAAATATGCCGCGCGGTTTTTCATAAAGCGGCGCGCCTTTTCAATGCGCGACTGGATCACCGAAGGATAGTAGACAGCTGCGCCTGAATGCTGTCCTAGGCAAAGATTAATGCAACCAGTCGAGGCATGCGCGCAAAGATTTCCAACGCCTGCCAAGCTTGCGGGTGCCATATAGTGAATGGCATTAATCCACCCGAATTCGCGCGCCTTAATTGCCTTAGGATTGTCGGAAGAGAAAATTCTGTTTTTCATGTCAATGTTTCCGTGTTTCCGTGTTTCAGTGTTAAGCGCTTATTAATTTTCTCAATCGAGAAAAAGCCTCAATCAAATTATCACGCGTAAAATCTCTATTTTCTGCCCATTCACCAGTCAAATCCCACGCCTCTATCGCGTCACTAGCTAGATCTGCATCAGTCTTCGCATCAAGAAAATCACGCTGCGTGTCTTTGTTATTTAGCCCGCCTGCTGAAAGCCATTCATCTGCTATTGCGTCCGACATTTGTCTGACATTTTTAAAAAAAGTTGATTGAAATTCGTAAACCATTGATCAATTTCCTTTTTCCGTGTTTCAGCGCTTGCCGTGGCAGATTTCTGAAACCTGCGCAGCGTATGCCTGCGTCAAATCAATTCTTTCCTTAATCAAATCGCATTTTTGAACAAGTGAGGCATATTTCATTTTACTATCGAGCAGCGCGATGCTGATACGAAAAGAAGCCTGGACGCCTGCGAGGATGAGTTGTTTTTCTGCTATTGTCATTTCCGTGTTTCCTTTTTTCAGTGTTTCAGTATGTCCCGTTAGGGTGGTTCTTTATCGGACGTATATAAAAAGGAGTCAAGCGGAAATTTTGTCTTTTTGGGGTGGGGTGATATATATTTCGCAACACTTTGAAATTGCGGGGAAAAATGGCAGAGAAAAAGAAAAACGGGCGGCCTTCTTTGTGGTCCGAAGGATTAGAGGACGAGATATGCCGTCGGATTGCGGCGGGTAGGTCCGTTTTAAGTGTCTCAAAAGATGAAGATATGCCGTCGGATTTTACTATCTGGAAATGGTTGGGGGAGAAAGAAAGCTTTTCTCTTAAATACGCCCGCGCGATAGAAGCACGGGCAATGGCGCACGCCGACGAGATTTCCGATTTGACGCGTCGCGTTGTTTTAGGGGAAGTCCCGCCCGACGTTGCCCGTGTTGCGCTTGACGGCTTGAAATGGACCGCGTCGCGTTTGCTGCCAAAGATCTACGGCGATCGGCAAAGTGTCGACGTTGCCGTGACACACACACATCAGCTTCACCTAGACGCACTTAAGCGCTTGAACGATACAGCGCGCGCTCTGCCAGGCGCGGAAATAATTGATGGCGAATACTTGCCAGTGTCCGATTAGGGCTTGCCCGTGTGCGAATGAGTTATCCACAGGCTAACGTGTCGCATTGAAATTGTGTTTGACATTTTGGGACACGTGTCGCATAAAGCCTAAGACGCTAATCGGAAAGGAGATTCGGAATAGGGAAATTGTGCATTGCAACATGAGACGGAAACCGTCAAACTTTTGACACGTCAAATAACTGACACCGTCAAACTTTTGACACGTCAAAATCTTGACACCCCCCCGTCTCCACCCCCCTGGGGGGTGCGCCTGCTGCTGCCAACCCCCTCCCGAAAATCCAGCACCGCAACACGGAGATGCAGCTATGCTTATAGGGTATGCCAGAACTTCCACCAATGACCAGCACGCGGGCCTCGATGCCCAGAAGCGTGACCTTGCCGAGGCAGGGTGCGAGCGCATCTTTGACGAGCAAGTGTCATCTGTGGCGCGTCGTGACAGGCTCACGGAGGCGATCCAGTACTTGCGCGATGGAGATGTGCTTGTCGTGACGAAGCTCGACCGGCTTGCTCGCAGTGTCGCGGATTTGGTGACACTCGTGGCTGAGATAGAGCGACGCGGCGCGAGCCTGCGTATTCTGGCGATGAATCTCGATACGCACACACCGACAGGCAAGCTGATGCTGAATGTGATTGGCTCTGTTGCGCAGTTTGAGCGCGAGATCATGTTGGAGCGTCAGCGTGAGGGGATACAGAAGGCGAAGGCTGATGGGAAATACAAGGGCCGCAAGCCCACCGCGCAGGCGAAGCGTGATGATATAGTTGCGCTGATGGAGACAGGGATGAACACGGCTGAAGTGGCGCGGCAGCTGAAGATCGCGCGGTCGAGCGTGTATCGCGTTATGGAGAGGGAGACGCAGTGATGGGGATTATTGAGCTGATGCAAAGAGCGTTGGATAAAACGAATGACCCAGATGCGATATTCGCTTTAGATCGAGGGATTACTGAAGTTGAGCGGTTGCGAAATGTTGTGGCATTACTGATTGAGTATGAAGAGCACGATGAAAACATCCTCAAAGGCGCGGTAATGTGGGAGGCGCTTATTGAGGCAGCACATCGCGCTTTGATGGAGAAACCGTGATGACCGGCTTTCGCTCAAAGCGTGTAGCATCACGCGAAAGATATGCAGATATGGAGACGATGGATCACTTGATCGATCTGCGTAAGAGGCTTTCTGATGCCGAGCGGCAGCGAGATAATGCGCTTACTGTGCTTATGGATTTGCGGCGCGAGAATCTGCGGTTGATCCAGATGGTTGACCATGTGGTGAAGAGCGACAAGTGAAACCCGCAATCGCCATCTTTCGCCATGACCCAGAGTGCTCGCAGGAATGCGTTGACGGTATGGTTGAAGCGTTGTCTGGCGAGTTTCAGGTCAAGTTTTTTGATGAAGCTGACATGGAACACGATCCGCTAAAGGACGTTGATATAGTGGCATTCCCTGGTGGGATTGGGGATGCGAAGCGGTATTACGATTTCTTTAAGCGGAGAGAGGGCAATGCGATTGATCGTTTTGTTTCATCTGGTGGCAAGTATTTGGGTATCTGCATGGGGGCTTACTGGGCTGGGCGAGATTATTTTGATCTTCTGGATGGCCTTGATCCTGTCCAGTATATCAAGCGCCCTGATGCCGATGTGCGTAGAAGTTATGGCACGGTTGCGCGTGTGAGTTGGGGTAATCGTGATGAGCGTATGTTCTTCTATGATGGGTGTACGTTTGTCGGAGATGGGCGCTGCCAGATCGTTGCGAGGTACTCTAATGGCGATCCGATGGCAGTGATACAGAGACGGGTGGGACTAATCGGGTGCCATCCTGAGTCGCAGCAAAAGTGGTACGACAAGCCGTACATGCAGAAGTGGTGGCATGGTGGCGCGCATCATGAGTTGCTGTTGGGGTTTACGAAAAAACTGATGAGGCAGAAGTGATGGATATTGTTGAAAAACTTCGCGCCACTGAAATGCGTGAAACAGGACAAGAGCTTGGTGGCATCCCAATTACTAAGTTAACCCAAATAAATCCAGATGGGCCAGAAGCCGCCGACGAGATAGAGTTGCTCCGTAAGGAGCGTGATGGGTTGCGTGAAGCAATTCAGAAAATCTTAGACGGAATTTACATCGCAAAGCATTATGCAGATGAAGCGCTGAAGGAGAAAGGGTGATGGAGATCGATCATAGTGCGGCTGAAAGAGTGAAGCAGTTAGAGGCAGAGGTGCTGGTGTATCGTGATGCGTTACACAAGATCTCTGACAGGTTGCTTGATGTGGATAGCTGGTTGGCTCGTATTGCTGACGCGATACAGTTGGCAGCGAGTGCTTTGAAGGGAGAGAGATGATGGGTTGGACGAATCTGAAACCGAATCACGAATGGGAGAAACTCGTGCGCAGTCTCGATACTGTGCGCGGAGATGCGATGCTGTCTTTCCGTAATGGATGTCCGTTTGACCATAACCCGTTTGAGGTTGGGACTGACCGGCACAAGGCATGGGCAGAGGGATGGGAGATGGGCAAACAGAAATGG